ACTAAAAAAAGCAGGATATGTCTGTAAGAATGAAAATGATTATGGTGTCATAGCATCAAGATTATTAAGCAGAAGATTGAACCCACACATTGCAAAATACTTTGACATGAGGTTTGGTCAAGAACTTAAAATGTACGAAGGTGATAACCTAAGACGTTACAAAAGATTAGAACGATTAGCAGATAAGGCTGAGAAAAAAGATCAATTTGCTGCTGCAATAAATGCAGAGTATAGGTCAGGACAATTAGCCGGTGCTTATGTTGATAAGAAAGAAGTAAGAGTAACAGGTTTGGAGGGTATGTCACGTGAGGAGCTTGAAAAAAAATTACAAGAGCTTTCGCAGAAGATCGATGGTCACAACGCAAAGACAATCGAAGGAACATCTGAGGAAGAGTAGTTGGTCAGAATTTATAAAATTATTTAATGCTAAACATAATAGGCAATTAAATACGTCAGTTGGAGTAATAAATGTTAAAACGAAAAATTACGATAAATAAAAAAGCAAAGACTTGGCAAGAGAAGTATCCACTCGTCTCGGTTTCATGGTACGATATTTGCTCCGACAGCTCATGGCAAAGCATCCCAGCAGCTTTGAAGGCGAAGCTTCCAACTTGTGTAACAAAGGGACATTTATTAAGTCAGAAAAAAGGAATTACAAGAATATTTGGTGATTACTCAGAGAATGATGATGGGTCAATAGAGATTGGTAATACTACAATCATACCTCAATCAGTCATTATAGAAATAAAAAAACTGACTACAAAATGAGCGAAAAGAAAAGAGAAAGTTTGTTATGGAATAGAGTCAAGAAAAACCTGACTGACTGCTTTCTAACCCGCATAGAATCTAGCACAATTAACGGAATACCAGATATACATTGCGTAGCGAATGGTAAAGTATTTTGGATAGAATTAAAATCAGATAATATCAGTTATCCTGCATTAAATAAGTGGCAGATAGTTTGGATTAATAAATATATTAAAGCTGGTGGTAGTGTATTTATCTTCAAAGAGACCCTCTCGGACTCGTCTTTGCAAATTTACAGACCGTTGTCCTCGTTCACTGATCCTCGTTCCGTTCTCCCGTGGCTGTCGTTACCGAATCCCGTAAACTGGAAGCTCCTGCAGCGTTACTTGCTGGATCCAGATGGACGAGCTCGTTCTCGTCCAGACTCTCGTCCTCGTTCTCGTTCTCGTTCTAGATGACGAAGGTTAGAGGCACAGCACTGGGCTTCCCAGCAGGATCTGGGAAGGCGTGGTAGCTCGTGCTACAGGGACACAGGCTTTTTGATACCTCTTTAGTTAACCTGTGTCCCTGCAGCGCGATACAGCTCGTGTAAAAAAGGCTTGACTTATCTCCCATCTGGTCTTATGTATACAGACAGCAGGTCCTGGAAGCTGTACACTGGTTCCCGGGCCAAGGAGGACAATGATGGTAAAAAAAATTAAAGTAACGCTCGTGTGGGGCAGCGGGTATGATGTGGAGAAGACTTACGAGTTTGCGTCCCCAGCAGAGAAGGATGCATTCATGAAAGGTGTCGATGAGGCCATAGGCTGGATGGACTATGGTGAGAAAGAAGAACTGGTTGCCGAAGGGAAGCTTAAGCAATGTCGTTAGCGTTGATGATTGCAGTGCTCTGGCTCTTGTTTCCAACGTTCACAACCGTGATGCTGGGAGCAACAGCTCTGTTACTAGTCTCGCTCGTTTAAACTAGGATACCGAACAGTTTAGAATGATTCTAAGATTTTGGCACTGGAAGCCACGGCTTGTGAAAAAAAAAGTTCTTGTGTTATCAATGGGATATGATAAGAGAGGTATGGGTGCGTACCTGAGCGCTAGAGCTAGCAAATTAGCACGCACCCCTAACAACTAACAAAGGAGAGAGCTATGGGGTTAGATCAATATGCAGGATACCGAGATAGTAATGGCGAAGTGCACGAAGAGTTTTATTGGCGAAAGCACGCTCGTTTGCAGGTGTTCTTTAACAAAGAGTACAAGAAACAAAACAATCCAGCACCCGAGGCAGACCAAGGTGGTTGGGGTGACCTTTCACATCTAGGTTTCAATGGTGGTATGGGTGGAGTGAAGATAGACGAGGATGTCGTGTCTCGCTTGGAAGAGGAACATAAAAACAACTATTGGAATTGTTTCGCGTCAGACGGATTTTTCTGGGGGCAGCAGTTCCAAGAAGATGCCGTTAAAGAATATAAAGCCCAAGATAAAAAGTTTATAGATTGGTGCAAGGAACAATTAAAAAATGGAAAATTAATAGGCTATGATTGTTCTTGGTAATACAACTATGAGTAGAAAATAAATGAAAAAATGTGCTTGTGTTATTGTTGGGATTTGATAAGATGAACAAGTCAATTAACAAAAGAGGTATATATGACACAAGCACAAAAAAGGCTAAAGCAAGACGAAAAGAAAGTAGTTATTGCTTACGCTCAACTAAAGCTAAAAGCTAATAGACTCAACAAAGAGATTGACACTATGAAACAAAATCTTGTTGATGTCTTTGAAAGAACCAACCAAAATTTAATTATTGTTCAAGATGAACAAGGTAATAATTTTGGAGTTCAAAAGATAAATCGAAAGAGAAAGAAGTTTGAAACGGCTAATTTCAAAATCGCTCATAATGATTTATTTAATAAGTTCTGTACTGAAATAGAGTATAGCGAATATAAAGCGATTGGTGGTGATAATGACCAATAGTTTAATTAATATTGCGCAAGTTCTAACGGAACGAGTGAACGAGAACAAACCAACAGAACAGTCGGCTATGCACATAAACATAGACGGCAAGAAACAACTCAACTATGAGATTATGTTTCAATTACTTCAGGGCGAAGTAGAGAAACACATACTTGAAAATCAAGGCAATCAAGTCGTTGACGAGTTTAAACAAAAGATCATTACAAAGTTTAGTACACTTATCCAACAACTTAACAACTAACGTATGAACAACCAATGGCGCGCCCTATCGCGCCATTGGTGTATGCAAGGCTCAAATTACCTACCATCTCAAAACCTGTAACGGGATCCAAAAATCCACGTTTTACGCGCTGGCAAATTTGCAAAAGAGGTTTACAAAGCAATATACATTCATATACTAGGGTCCCAAACGGTATGAATTTAGATAAACTAACAGAAGATGAATTAAAGGATTTAATTCTTCAAAAGCAATTAGAGTGGATCAAGTTATGCCAGGATGATTTTTTAATTTTTGCTGGTGCTATGTGGGAAGATTTTATCTACCGTAAAACAAAGGACCCAAAGAAATATGGGCACCATCAAATAATCGCAGAAGAATTTCAGAAAATTGCTAAAGATGAAGAAAAGAGGCTCATCATAAATATGCCCCCTAGACATACTAAATCAGAATTTGCATCTTATTTATTCCCTGCATGGATGATAGGTAGGAATCCTAAAATGAAGATTATGCAGGTATCACACAATGCTGAACTTGCTACAAGGTTCGGTAGCAAGGTTCGTAATTTAATGAACACTAAGGAGTATAAACAAGTCTTTGGTAATGTTACACTAAGAGAAGATAGTAAGGCTAAAGGCCGTTGGGAGACCAATCATGGTGGCGAATATTTTGCAGCGGGGGTAGGCGGCTCTATCACAGGGCGAGGGGCGGATTTACTTATTATCGATGACCCACATACGGAACAAGACTCAATGTCTGACTCTGCTATGGACAGAGCGTATGATTGGTATTCATCAGGACCCAGACAACGTTTGCAACCAGGTGGTAAGATTTGTGTTGTAATGACAAGATGGGCTACTGATGATTTAACAGGAAGGCTCATCAAGGCACAATCTGAGCCTAAAGCTGATAAATGGAAAGTTATTGAGTTCCCTGCCATACTTCCAAGCGGTAAACCTGTGTGGCCAGAATATTGGGCTCTCGAAGAATTAGAAAAGGTCAAAGCTTCGGTGTCCGTCAAGAATTGGAATGCACAGTATATGCAGGACCCAACCTCAGAAGAAGGTGCAATCATAAAACGTGAATGGTGGCAAAATTGGGACGAGGAGCGATTACCGAAACTTCTACACGTAATACAAAGTTATGATACTGCATTTTCAAAAAAAGAATCAGCAGATTACTCTGCGATTACAACTTGGGGAATATTTGAGCCAGTTGAGGGTTATGAAAAATGTATAATACTTTTAGATGCTCACAAAGGCAGATATGATTTTCCAGATTTAAAAAACGTGGCGATAGAGCAATATCATTATTGGGAACCTGAAACAGTTATCATTGAGGCAAAAGCATCAGGTCAACCATTAATACACGAGTTAAGGAGAGCTGGTATACCAGTCGTAGATTATGTACCTG